ATTGAAGCTAAGAAAGCAAAACCAGGAACAGGAACTCATGCACAAGGCATTGCCGCGGATATTAAAGTCACTAACGGCTACCAACGGTTTCGTATCGTTGAGAAGGCTATCGCGCTTGGATTCACAGGCGTGGGAGTTGCTCGTGGCTTCGTCCATGTTGATATCCGCAGTCCTGACGATACAACCCCTTATGTAATGTGGACTTACTAAGTGACGGAACTTAATGTTTCGTTACTACCGTGGCAACAGGAAGTCTTTGAGGACACAACTAGATTCAAGGTCATAGCCGCAGGTAGACGTACAGGCAAGTCCCGCTTAGCCGCATGGATGTTAATCATCAGGGCTTTACAGTCCGATAAGGGTCATGTCTTCTACGTTGCACCTACACAGGGTCAGGCTAGGGACATTATGTGGCAGGTATTGATGGAGATTGGAAGCCCCGTCATAGCCTCTAGTCACGTTAATAACTTACAAATAAAGCTAGTCAATGGGGCAACCATAGCACTCAAGGGTGCAGATAGACCAGAAACCATGCGTGGTGTCAGTCTTAAGTTCCTCGTTATGGATGAGTATGCGGATATGAAGCCAGAGGTCTGGGAGCAAATCCTTAGACCTGCACTAGCTGACCAGAAGGGAGATGCACTGTTCATTGGTACGCCAATGGGACGTAATCACTTCTATGACTTATATACCTATGCTTGCGTAGCAAAGGATGAGACCTTTGTAGGTTATCACTTTACAAGCTACGATAATCCACTGCTAGACCCTGAAGAGATTGAAGCGGCTAAGAAGTCTATGTCCGCATTTAGTTTCCGTCAGGAGTTCATGGCATCATTCGAGGCACAGGGCAGTGAACTATTTAAAGAAGACTACATTAAGTTTTCTGAAGAAGAACCCTCTAGTGGTCAGTATTATATTGCTGTCGATTTGGCGGGGTTTGCTGATGTGGCAAAAGCTACAACTAAAACTAAACGACTTGACCAAACGGCTATCTCGGTTGTTAAAGCAAATGAAGAAGGTTGGTACGTTGCTGACATCATTCATGGTCGTTGGGGTGTGGAAGAAACTGCACGTAAAATCTTTGAGGCTGTACGAGACTATCGTCCAGTGTCCGTCGGGATTGAGAAAGGGGCGTTAAAGAACGCTGTACTTCCATACATCTCAGACTTGATGAAGGCTAATGATAGGTTCTTCCGTATCGAAGAACTGACTCACGGCAACAAGAAGAAGACCGATAGAATCGTGTGGGCTTTACAAGGTAGGTTTGAACACGGTAAGATTACACTTAACAAGGGTGCTTGGAATACAGAGTTCCTAGATGAACTATTCCAATTCCCTAGTCACCACGTACACGATGACTTGATTGACTCACTCGCTTACATAGACCAGTTGGCTAACATAGCCTACACCTCGGACTATGTGGAAGAAGAATTTGAATTTTTAGATACTTACGCAGGGTACTAATATGTTACTAGAAGATAAGGAAGAGTTTACACTGGAGCAAGACTTAGAAGGTTGGGTCATTGATAAATGTCAAAGTTGGCGTGACCACTATGAGTCTAACTACTCACAGAAGTTTGATGAGTACTATCGCCTATGGCGTGGTCAGTGGGCGGCAGAGGATAAGACCAGAGAGTCGGAACGCTCACGTATTATTTCCCCTGCGCTACAGCAAGCAGTTGAGTCATCCGTTGCGGAACTAGAGGAAGCTACCTTTGGTCGTGGTAAGTGGTTTGACATTGAGGATGACGTAGCGGACAACGAGAAGCGTGATATAGCGATGTTACGTGAAGTCCTATACAAAGACTTTAAAAAGAATAAAGTCCGTAAGAGCGTAGCTGAGTGCCTTATCAACGCGGCTGTATTCGGTACAGGTATTGCTGAAGTAGTATTAGAAGAAGAGAAAGAGTTTCAACCTGCAACACAACCTGTCATGGGTGGAGAGTTAACAGCAGTTGGTGTCAACATCGTAGATAAGACTTGCGTAAAGCTACGACCAGTAATGCCACAGAACTTCCTTATTGACCCTCTAGCTACTTCCATTGAGGAAGCATTGGGTTGTGCAGTAGATGAGTTTGTCCCTATGCACTCTGTAGAGCAACTACAGGAAGCAGGAGTCTATCGTGACGTATACGTAGGTGATGCACCATCAGACTTTGACATTGAACCAGATAAAGACCTAGCAGTATTTGAAGATGATAAAGTACGTCTAACTAAGTACTATGGTTTAGTGCCTCGTCATTTATTAAAAGCGGCTCAAGAAGAAGAAGAAGACGAAGACGCAGAAGTAGAAGAACTAGTCGCTAATGAAGAGAGTGATTCATACTACGTAGAGGCTATCGTTGTTATTGCTAATGACGGTACTTTACTTAAGGCTGAAGAGAACCCCTACATGATGGGTGACAGACCAGTCGTTGCATTCCCGTGGGATGTCGTTCCTAGCCGTTTCTGGGGTCGAGGAGTATGTGAGAAAGGGTATAACTCTCAAAAGGCGTTAGACGCAGAACTACGCGCTAGAATCGATGCCTTAGCACTTACTATCCACCCAATGATGGCTATTGATGCTACACGTATGCCTAGAGGTGCTAAAGCAGAGGTACGAGCAGGTAAGACTATCCTAACCAACGGCAACCCTGCTGAAGTCCTACAGCCATTAAACTTTGGTAATGTTAGTCAGGTTACGTTTAATCAAGCCGCTGAACTACAGAAGATGGTACAGACAGCCACAGGTGCTATTGACTCTGCGGGTATCTCTGGTTCTATCAATGGTCAGTCTACAGCTTCGGGCATCTCCATGAGCCTCGGTGCTATCATCAAGCGTCATAAGCGTACGTTGATTAACTTCCAAGAATCATTCCTTATTCCATTCGTAACTAAAGCCGCACATCGTTATATGCAGTTTAACCCTGAGCGTTATCCTGTTGCGGACTACAAGTTCCATACGTCTAGCAGTCTAGGTATCATTGCTCGTGAGTATGAGGTTACACAGCTTGTACAGTTACTACAGACTATGCAACAAGACAACCCAATGTACTCACAGTTGATTATGTCAATCATTGATAACATGAACTTGTCTAACCGTGAAGAACTTATCTCTGCGTTGCAACAAGCCAATCAACCTAACCCAGAAGCACAGCAAGCACAACAAGCTATGCAACAAGCACAGGTTGAGTTCCAGAAGTCACAGACTGCGGCACTACAAGGTCAGGCGTTTGAGTCACAGGCTAGAGCGCAGAAACTTGCGGCAGAGGCTAGTGTTGTACCACAGGAGCTTGAGATTGACCGTATCAAGGCTGTTACGGCTAACCTTAAGTCAGGCGATGCAGATGACAAAGAGTTCCAGAAGCGTCTTAAAATATCAGAGCAGTTACTAAAGGAACGTGAAGTAGCTGTTAAAGAAAACCAACAAGGAAAAACAAATGATAACAACTCGTCAATTCAACGAGGCATTGGAGCAGGTGAACAAGGCATTCCAACATTACGACCAGAAACTAGCGGCATTGGAAGCGGAAGTCCGAGACCTCAAGGAATCCCGCAAGGAGAAGTCTAATGCCAACAAAAAGAGACCCAAGACTAGCTAGAGCAGGAGTCTCTGGCTTTAACAAGCCTAAGCGTACACCTAGCCACCCTAAGAAGTCTCATGTGGTAGTGGCTAAGGAAGGTGACAAGATTAAGACCATACGCTTCGGTGAGCAGGGAGCAAAGACCGCGGGCAAACCTAAAGCAGGTGAGTCCGCTAAGATGAAAGCTAAACGTAAGTCCTTTAAGGCTAGACATGGCAAGAACATTGCTAAGGGTAAGATGTCTGCGGCTTATTGGGCTGATAAAGTTAAATGGTAAGGTGACTGATATGGCTAAAGGTGTTTTTCATTTTTTTAGAGATGGTACTAAACACACGGGTGGTACACATAAGATGCCTAACGGTGAAGTACATTCAGGCAAAACACACAATTCTACGTCTAAGAGACTTTTTCATTTAGATGAATTATCAAAAACTGCAAAGGAAAAAGCTATGAAATATTCAAGTGGATATGGTAAGACAAAAACAACTACTAAGAAGAAAAAGAAAAAGCCTAAGAAATAGCTTGACATTCTTAGTAAATTATGGTATAATATTACTATAATATACATTAAGTATGTTATTTAAATTATTAATTAAAGCTGTCCTATAGGGAGAAACAGTAGATGACTGATGTAGAACTAGAGAAGTACTATCGTTCCTTTGAAGAGATGTTCCGTTCAGATGGTTGGAAGAACTTAATGCAAGACTTTAAAGGAAGTGCAGAACAGGTCAACTCCGTAGAAGCCTGTAAAGACGACAAAGACCTTTACTTTCGTAAGGGACAACTTGTAGTCATGGCTAATATGCTGAACCTAGAGTCACAGATAGAAACAGCTAAACAACAACAAGAAGAACAAGACGACTTAGAAGAATGAGACGTTTATACGACTTCCAATGTGACAACGGACACGTCAACGAGTTCCTTAGAGACTCAGACGTAGAAGAAGTTGATTGTCCTGATTGTGAGTTGAAGGCTAGAAAGATTGTTACACCTGTAAAAGTTAATCGTGGTAAAGACTCTTGGAAGGAAACACGGAAGTGGGCTAGACAAAGAGAGTCACACATGAACGCTAACAAGACGTAACACAATAACGTAAGGTTAACTCTCGACCATAGAACCCTTACACTTAATACACCTCCATAATGATATTAATCACGGAGTTTAATAATGGCAAGACTAATAGATGAGCGTCCAGAAGACGTAGAAGAGAACGACATTGACACAACGCTAGAACAAGACCCTCAAGTAGAGGAAACTCTTGAAGAACCTGAAGCAGACATACCTGAGAAGTATCAAGGAAAGAGTACAGCCGAGATAGTAAGGATGCACCAAGAGGCTGAGAAACTCTTAGGTAAACAAAGTTCTGAAGTAGGTGACTTACGTAAAGTTGTTGATGACTACATTCAGACACAACTCACCGACAATGAAACACAAGCAACAAATGCTGACGAAGAAGTAGATTTTTTCTCTGACCCCGACAAGGCAGTCGAGAGAGCAATTAATAATCACCCGAAGATTAAGGAAGCTGAGAACATCAGCAACCAGTATCGACAGTCAACGGCTATGGCTACACTGCAAACAAAACACCCTGAGATGCAGGATATTTTGCAGGACGCTAAGTTCGCTGATTGGATTAAGGGTTCTAAGATTAGGACACGGCTCTTTGCACAGGCAGACCAACAGTATGACGTAGATGCCGCTGACGAATTATTTTCCCTATGGAAGGAACGTCAACAGGTTGTCACTCAAACTGCCGCCAATGAGAAACAACAACGAAAGCAATCTGTTAAATCCGCATCTACAGGTAATGCCCGTGGTAGCGGTGAACAGAGAGCCAAGAAGGTCTACAGACGCGCAGACATTATTAAACTAATGCGTACTGACCCAGACAGATACCAAGCACTATCAGATGAGATTATGCAAGCGTATAAAGATGGGAGGGTACGAAACTAATATTATTTATAAGGTGAATTAAAATGGGTTTAGGAACAAATCATGTAACAGGCTCAGGCGTAGCTAACGGAACTGCACAAACTTTTATCCCAGAAATCTGGAGTGACGAGGTTGTTGCGGCATATCAATCTAATCTAGTACTAGCACCGCTAGTTAAAAAAATGTCTATGGAAGGTAAGAAAGGTGATACTATTCACATTCCTAAACCTACCCGTGGCACTGCTACTGCTAAAGCGGCAAGTACTCAAGTAACTTTACAAGCGGCTACTGAAGGTGAAGTAACAGTCACACTAGACAAGCACTTTGAGTACTCACGTCTAATCGAAGACATTACTGAAGCACAAGCATTATCTTCACTTCGTCAGTTCTACACTGGTGATGCAGGTTATGCTCTAGCTAAACAAGTAGACTCTAGCTTGTTTGAACTAGGTAAGCAGTTTGGTACAGAAGCTGAGAATGGTTTGCTAACTGATTATATCAACAGCAACTCTTACAACTTCTCTGGTACTTCAGGTGTTGAGGCTTATGCCGCTGACGCTGTAGTCGCTACTGACGTATTCAACGATGTAGGTTTCCGTGCGTTGATTCAAAAAATGGATGATGCTGACATACCTATGGATGGTCGTTGTCTAGTAGTACCACCATCAGTACGTAACGCTATCATGGGTATCGACCGTTACTCTTCTAGCGATTTCGTAGATGGTAAAGTTGTAAACAACGGTCAAATCGGTAACTTGTACGGTATTGACATCTATGTTTCTTCTAACTGCCCAATCATCGAAACTGCCACAGAGAATGGTGCAGACAGTGGTAATGGTGGTGACGTTAAACAAGCCATGTTGTTCCACAAAGACGCAATGGTTCTTGCAGAGCAACAAGGTGTTCGTTCACAGACTCAGTATAAGCAAGAGTACTTAGGTTCTCTTTACACTGCTGACACTTTGTACGGTACTTCTGTTCTACGTCCAGATGCGGCATTTAATGTTATGGTTAACGCTTAGTAGTACTTAAGGGGTTTCTTCGGAAGCCCCTTTCCTCCTTTTCTTTTTTATACAATTCTTTTATTTTTTTTTAATCACATAGGAATGTTTCATGGCTATATTCAGAGGTGTAGGTGGCTCAGGAGATTCATCGGACAGTTCCTTTCTACAGGCGGTTACTGAACAAGCTGAAGCCGCAGAAGCATCCCGACTAGCCTCGGCATCTGCCGCAAATCTTGCTGTTGGTTTTGCTTCTACTGCTTCTACTGCCGCAACCACAGCAACTACTCAAGCAAATTCTATACTAAACCTTACAGCCGCTACTGGAGATGCAGGTACTAACGCATCCTACGATGCTTCTACAGGTGTGTTGACTATACCTAGAGGAGATGTAGGTTCTCCTGCCCCTGTTACTACAGCAAATGTAACTGCCGCAGGTGCGGCTATGTTAACTGGTGCTAACTTTACTGGTGCAGTCAGTGTAGGCAATCTAGGCGGTAATCAAAATTTAAACGTTGTTGGTAATATAATAGTAAGCGGTACAGTAGATGGTAGAGACGTAGCCGCAGACGGTACTAAGCTAGATACTTTAGAGCGAGTGTACAGAAGAAGATTTGCAGAAAACGCATATACTTACAGCTCTGTACTTAATTATTTAACTTACTCCGTAATACCTATTATAGATGACGTAAGAGGTCATACAACTACAGGCTCTGAGAATGAATTAGATTTCCAAATAACGGCAAGTCACTATGATATTAATTCAGCAAATGAGTTTCTTTTTTATGTAAGGGTA